GGCCACGACACCAGGCGAAGGATAATCCTCGTTATCCGGGTCAGCCGCCGGCGCATCAAGGTCAACCAAATGACGCGGGATCCACGCGGCAATCTTCCGCCACTTATCCTCACTCACCCGACCCGCAACCATCTCACGCGCAGCACGCACCGTCGAATCCTGCAAACCATCCCCAGCAAGACCCTCAGCAAACCACTCAAGCCCCTTGCGCGCCGCGTCCACCATGTAAGCCGGTGGGGTCAAATCAACCGCCCTAGCCTCCGCACGCGAAGCCGGCACCTCGTTAGGGTGCAACGCCGTGATACCCGCAGCACGATAGGCCGCGCGTGCGCCCTCATCGTTATCCACGGCGATCATCACGTTGAATTCCTGCATTAAGCGCACCGCAGTCTCAGCCTTGAACTCGTTACTCGTCAAAGACTCATCCGGGCGCATAATCAAATCATCGAACCGCACCCCGGCATCCGTCAGCTCGTTCGACGTGCGCTCACGATCCTCCTCAAGCCGACCCGTCACCACAAAAATAGACGTGTCCGGGAACGAATCAAGATACGCCAACAGGTTCTCGTTCGTCTTGTTACCGTCAATGAAAATCGTGCCGTCAATATCAGTCACAACCACTTGTGGCCCCGACTCATTACGCTCACCCAAAAACTCAACCTCCTCAGCCAACGAAATCGCCACCGCCTGGTCAATCGCAGACTGCTTAGTGGTGTGGCAACCAAACACCTCATCGGAGTCGATAGCCATGACAGCCCAACCCGAACACTCGGCGTTCTCTTGCGTAATGTAGTAAGGCATTATTCGCTCGTAATGTAAGTGCCGTTGACGTAAAGTCTAGACACGGTGGTCAGGTTGTAGCCCGGTGCGCCCTGACTCAACTTGTTCTCGATAACAGGTTTCGGGTTAGCCGGAGCACCCACAAGAAAATGCAAGTCAAGTTGCTTAGTTGAACCGTTGTGATCAGCGTTCAAAATAATGTGGTTCGCATCATCCGCCGGGATAGCAGGGTCACGCCAAACCCACCCCGCAAAATGGTTACCGCCCTGCGCCGGCAGAAACGGCAAACTCACCGAATACTGACCTGTACCAAAGTTCGTGACTGTGGTGCAAAGAATCTCAATGTAAAACGTCACCAACGAACCGTGTTTCACATAATACGAGTTATACCCCGGCGCAGTCACGCCAGTGCCTGTGTAGGTCAAACCCGTGGCAAGAAAGTCCGACGTGTAACGCGCCTGAGACGGCCACACAAAATCAGGTGCAACACTCACCGTGGCTGTTGCCGCGCCGGACGTTGTGACAGTGGCAGAAGCAGGAGGGGTAACCTCAACAACCGCTGTTGAAGTCGTCACCGTTACTGTCGTCAACGCGTGACCTCCGGCGACACAATAAACGTCCCCTCAACAAGACGTGTCACCGTCGAACCGCTAACAAGCTCAAGATCATAAACGTACTGACCGCTAGGAGTCGCGTCAATCGCAGCCGTTTGCGTAGGAGTCAACTCCACAACAATCGTCCCAGCCGTCCCACCCAACGTAATCCCAGTGCCAGAAGTCAGGTTCACAATGGCCGAACCGCCGTCATAACCATCGCGCACCTGCATACGGGCCGAATAGCCCGATAGGTTCACCGGTGTCCCGCCGGTCTGCCAGGTCAACGTGTAATCAAACGACGCGCCTTGATAGCAATTCATGTTCAAACGTCCCGGTGACTGCATGACTAAATCACATCCTTATAGGCCGCGTTCGGGTCAGTAGGGTCAACTTGCGCCACCGGTTGCAGTTGCGTACTGGGCAAACCAGTGTGAGCAATCGGGTCAAGACCGACAGCCGCCAACGACTCCGCCGGATCATAACCACTAAGCACGAGCACGTTAGCCATACGCACGCGCTTATCTTCAGCAGTCAATTCGGAATCCGAGAGCGTCACGTTTGCGAGTGGCACGCGCACCTCGTTTGCATACGGCGATTCCACCGGCAACATATCTTCCATTCGGCGCACGTCGTTGATCGTCAGATAGCCGGCTTGTAGCCCCGTCGAATATGCGGCAGTCCGCGCCTGAATGTTCGCACGCAACAACGCATCCATGTTGAACTTCACATACGCGTTCTCACCACCAGGCGAACGCCTCATCAACGGGGAAATTGCCGACTCAATTTTTGCCACCATCGGCTGAATCGTCGAAGTCAAGAACGCCCGGTTATTTTCTTCCACGCTTGCGTAGGCCATCGTCCCCGGAAGCCCGAGTAGGTGCGGGGGAATGTTCAAGGCGCGCGCCACGTCCTCGACAGCGAACCGGCGGCTGTCGATCAGACTCGACTGTTGCGGGTCAATCTGAGTCGGCTTGAACTGTGCGCCACCCGACAGCACACCAGTACGGTTAGAACGCGACCAACCCGAGTGTCGTGAGTCGAACCCTGAACGCAAGTTGTCAGCTTGTTCCTGCGTAAGGTTGCCGGGGAACTCAATAACGCCGGCAAGGTTAGTGCCCGACCCAAAGAACGTCGCCGCGAACTTCTCGAGAGCAAGGGCAAGACCAAAGTTTTCTTTCAACGCAGTCACCCGCGAAACACCACGCACCTGACCAGGGCGCAACAGATCCGGAATGTACAGAATCTCATCGCTCGTCAACGGTTGTTCTTCGCCCACAACATTGAACTGCAAACGACCAATACCGTTGCGAACAATCTGCACCGTGGTCGGGTTCAACACAACAAGGTTGACAACCTCACCCCGCCGGTTCGAGTACACGCGAATAAACGCGTTGCCATCAAGCAAAAGACTCGTTACAACGGACGAATAAAACGCTTGCCGTGGCAAATCAACATCAGGCTGATCCACCCACGACGGCTTAGGCCGAAACGGAAAACGCGCCCCATCACGATTCACAAAACAATCAACCGGCAACGTCGAAACCAAATCGCTGATAAGACTGACACCGCTGAAAATCGCGTTGACCTGAAACACCGTGTCATTGTTCACAACAGTGCCAGCAAGGTTGTTCAACTCAACCATGTCGCCCGAAGCCCACATGGTTTGATACGAAATGTTGCGTTGCTCGAACAAACGGTTGAATAGCATTATTTACTCATTCCAAAAGCGAACCCGACAAGCACCAAACAAGCACCGCCAACAATGAAACCGGCAGGGAGAAAGATAAGCGACACCCCAGCGGTGATAACCACCAGCCCCGCGACCTGAGCAATCAGTGAAAAAAGTTTCATAACCCTATCCGTAGAATTGTGGTACTGGTGACTCTAGTTTACCGGATGCCCGGTCATAAGCCATGAGCAAGGCAATCGCAAGGTCAATCTTCAAACGCGGGTTGCGGTAATCCTTCGTCAACCGGGATCCGCCGCGACTGTCCATCTTCAAAATGCAGTTGTCGATATGGCGTTGAATTGCCCCATCGCCGTCATGCCGAATCTTGCCCGACATAATCCCCTCATAAAGTTTTGCCGTCGCCGGCACAAGACGGTTCAGAGTTTGCAAATACTCGACAACGGGAATCCCGGCTTGCGCCCACTGATAAATTTCGTCCTGCCAATAAGACGTATCAGCAACCAGCTCCACACAGCCCGGATTCTCTCGCACGAACGTCATCACCGTATTGACCACAAGTTGTTTATCGACAACCCACGAATCATCGTCGGTTAGTGAGCGTTCCCACGAGGCCACACGAAAAACCCGATACACGTCATCCTCATGGCGCGGTTTGATAATCGCAACCACGGCGGTGCAGTCATTTTTCCATGAACCGTCAAAGCCCAACACATACTCGTCGCCCGACTCGAGGCGCACGTCATCCTCTTGCAGGTTCTCCCAAGCACCAGGCGGAAGCCACGCCTGTTTCACATTTACCCACTGGTTCAAACGCTTAGTGCGAAACTCAGCCTCGGGAGTCGTCAGCACCGCGCTAGCAAAATCCTTCTCGGCCACAATGTCGTCAAAAGCTGGATTCGCCAGCCTCCACGCTTCCGGATCATCATGCTTCAACCGTTCCGGGGCCTCCCACCACGCCATGAAAAACGACGGGTCAACAACCTCACCACTAGCCACCTTCTTGCCGTACTGATACAACTGGTACGCGACAGACTCACCGCCGGTCACATCGTTTTTCAAACCCGCCGTGGTCACGGCCACAA